TAAAAAGAAAGGATATGAAATATATTTAAATGATAATGAAGAGAAAGAAGAATATAAAAAGAGAAATTATAAATCTAAAAAAAATGTTGTTAAAGAAGTACCTGTTTATAAACAACCATGTTTATTTGATTAATTTATTTATTTAATTGTATTCTAGTTAATATAAATAATATTTAATTATACATCTCATAGTAATATCTTCATCTGTATTAATTTCATAATATTTATTATTTAAATAATCATACTTAAATGTTTCATTATTAATTGTTACTATTATATTATCATCTTGAATATTATTAATATTAATTTCCTGTTTAATACATTTATTACAAATAGAACTAATTACAAAACCTTTTGTACATATTAATCCATATTCTTCTTTCAGACTTCTCCAATTATCAGAGATTAGTTCTTCTTTATCATTAATAATGTTATTAACCATTATTATATCTTTAATACTAAATTTATAAAATTCATATAATGATTTATTAATATTATCTAAATCAATAAATTCTTTTTTAGGGAAATAAATTTTATTTAAGAATTGATATTCAATTTGATCATCTCCTTGATTTGTTCTAGAATATGAAGATAAATATAATATATATTTAAATAAATTAGATTTTAATAATTTTTCATAATATCTTAAATTATCTTCATCATCATCTAATATATGTAAACATTCATTACCTGGTATAATACCTCCCAAATCAATAAGAATAGAGTTATTAAAATCTTTTAATTTAATTTTAACACCCATAATAATCTTATTTTTATCTTTATTTTCATTATTAATAGATGTATAATTATAATCAGGAGTACCATTATTGAACTGACCATAAATTTTGTAAGGATATTCCTCAGAAGGTTCATTTAAATGACATTTTTTGTTTTTTACATAATGAAATCTTAATTTATCTTTATTAAAATCATTACCTGGACCTTTTCTAATAAATTTAATATTCATTCTATTTTCATCGCCGATATTAAGTTTATTAAATAATTCTATGGTTTTCTCACTTATGTGTTTTGGTAAACAATGAGAATCATTTCTAATAATTATTTCACTAGAATCTTTTTCTTCATTATATTCAGATTCAATAAATGTTTTAACAGAATTATCATTTATTTTTTTCTTAAGAATATAATAATCAACAGCTTTTTGAGTTTTACCCTCAAACTTATCTTCTTTATCAGATACATTGAGATATAGGAATGTACAATCTTTAATAAACCAATCTGTATCGTGTCTACTTCTTTCATATGAATATTTTTTCCATGTAGGAGGATGAATGGCAAATAACAATCCATTTTCTTTTAATAATTCAATCGCTAATCTTATGAAATGGAAATAGAATGGTTGACCATTAAATTTTCCAGGATTTTTTAAATTGGGTCCCTGATAAGGTGGATTTGTGAAAATTATATCGAATTTTATATCTTTTTCTTGAAAATATTTATATAATTTAAATTTTGTTGGATTTTTCACAGATAAAATACCACTTCCATTGGCATTTTTACCAATGGCATCACCATGTATGATATTTTCATTATTTTCTCCGAATAAATCTTTTAATATAGAAATATTAGTAGGATCTATTTCAGATATATATAACATATTTTTCAATATATGTTGTTTTCTATCGTTATCATCTGGAAAATCATTCATAATATTTTTATTATAATATAACATATTATACATATAAGCAGCAGCATTACCTCTTCCACCACATAAATCTAATAATTTCATATCTTTATGAATATAATCCGGATCAATATTATTCATCGGTCTGAACATATCATCAATTAAATGTAGGGGTGTAAATACTTCGCCAGCATTCATTCTATTAATGTCAGAACTAATTAGATTACTATCACACCATTCGGATAAACGAATTGGATCATTAATGATATCAGTTAAATCGGACATAATGTTTTGTATATTATTATCTAATAAATTATTTTTAAGTGCTAATATAATTTCTTTTAACATTTTATAATCAATATCATGATAGTTACCATCATACCAAGAAGATATGTGTGTAAGGAGTTTTTCTCTTTGAGTATTATAAATATCATCAAATATATTATCTAACATATTGATATTAATTATATTAATTATATTTTCATCTCTCTTTTTAATAGAATATAGATATAAGGTTGTTTTATATATATTATTAAATATTCTCTTACAATTTTCTAGATTATATTCTGTAAGTGGTCCAAGTTCATCCTCTGGTTCTGGTTCATCTTCAGGTTCATCTTCAGGTTCATCTTCAGGTTCATCTCCAGAGTTACTTTCGGGTACAATTTCAACACCAGTAGGTACATCAGAACCACCTACATCTATTTCAATTTTTTGTGGTTTATTAATAATTTTACCTTTATTAATAAATTGAAATATATTTTTTCTTACTTCATCATTAATATTACATAACGAATTATAAATATCTCTAGTTTCTTCTGTATTAATATAATTATCATAATCCTTTTTAACATTTCTTTGATATTCAATATATTCTTTTCTAATTTCATCAAGAATATAATCGATAGTATTGGGATCTAAATTTTTAATACTCGTATCGTTAATAGAAATATCTATTAAATTATTATCACGAATATATTTAAAAGTTTCTTTAATTTTATCTTTATTACTAGATTTACAATATTGACTCAATAAGATTTTAATAGATCTATGGGGATTCATATCAAGTACATAACAATCTTTTTTATAACAATTTGTAGTACCAGAACGTTCAGACATCTGAATCCAAGCATCTGAAGAATTAGTATCATTCGCTAGAATTACAATATCACATTCTTTAATTGTAATAGCTAAAGATAACATCCAACCCGCTAATATAACTAAATGTTTACCAGACTCTTTACAAGATTTAATTCTATTATTAATTTGAGTTTTTAATTGTTTCTTATCAATGGATTTTTCATTAGATGTTATAGGCATAACATCATATCTTTCAGAAATATATTCATTATTTAATAAGTAATCTTTATATTTATTTGTTAATGTACTAATACTACTTTTAGTATTAGTTGGCATAAACATTAATATAACAGTAGGACCATGTTCATTATTCATTGTTCTATTATCTTCTTTAGATATTTTACCTAAATAACTTAATTTATATGTAAATCTATCACCAAATATATATTTATTAATAGTGTTTAAAATGTTTTGATTTTCCCAATTATTATTTTGATCAATATTAAATACATCTTTAATATTATATCCTAGAGTCATACCAGATTCCTTAATATCTTTAATAAGTTGTGTTTCATTATTTAATGAGAAAATTTGTAATTTAGGATTAGGAAATTCTTGATATTTTTTTGAAATTTCAATTAATGTATGTTCTCTTGTATTACAACCTTGTGAGAATTTTAATTCATCAATTGATTTATTTAATAATTCTTCATCATATTTAGTTAATTTACTAATATTGTTATTTAAATCTTTCATATATTGTATATCTTCACTATTAAAATCAATTATAAAATCTATATTATTATTATCACATTTTCTATATGTATAAGTTGACATAATTTTAATAGGGATATTTAATTCTTTATCTAAATATTCGGTTTTATCAGTCATTCCGCCATTATGAGCTTCATCTGTTGCTTTTAATAGACAATTTAAACTTTTAATTTTGTCTATGTATTTGTCTCTATCATTTAAATTATTTTTATGACATACTAAATGTTTAGATATAATTATTACATTCGATTTATCATCTTCTACTTTATTTAAATCTTTTGGAACATTAGCACATATTACATTAAAATCGTTTAAAGATTCAAAATCTTCTTCAAAATCTTCTTTTGTTTCATTAGGATTTAATAGTACAATCAATATATTAAAATTTCCATATTTTTCTTTCAAAGCCCAAGAAATTAATGACAATGTAAAGGTTTTACCAGTTCTACATTTAAAACCTAATATAATATTAATTGATTCATTAAATAATTCTTCTAAAGAATAATTATTTACATAATTCATTATTAAATTTTTAGCATATAATTGATGGAGGTATGGTATATGTCTAATACTACGATTATATAAAATAATTTCTTTTAAACTTTTATTTCTTAATTTAAATTGTAATTCTTTAAGACAAATTTTTAAATCATTAATATCTAATATTTTATCAATATTTTTAAAATAAGTTTGATTTCCAATTGTTTGTTTTATTTCATTTTTATCTCGAACAAGTAACCATATATAATATTTATCTTTATATTTAATATTATTATCTGCTTTTAATTTAATCTCAGCAACATCGTACTTTTCAGTTCCATGATGTGAACCATTTGATAATTTTTTATAATATTTAGATGACATAAATATATATTTATCTTTATTTTTTGTTTTTGTTTCTAGTTTAATATCTAAGATACCATCTGCTGAACCATTATTAATATTTGTTTCCTTTAAATATTTAATAGGATTTTTAATATAATCTATTGTATTATTTTCAGTTCTTCCTTTTAACATTACATATTCTTTATCTATTACATATGTTCTTGTATTGAATACTATTTTCCAACATCCTTCATATATCTGACCTGAAATACTACTAGAATCTATATATTCTTCTATGTTATCAATATTAATAGATTTTAAAGTTTTTAACAAATCGTGTAAAGTTTCCATATTTACTATTATTTTAATTTATATATGGAAATCAAATTTTTTTTATAATTATATTAAACTTACTATAACTAATTCGTTAAGAAATATATTTATTTTTTTTCAAATTTAAAAACCTTATTATTTAATAATCATCTTCATATACTTTAGGTTTTCTATCTATATATATTTTTTTTTCAACTATAACTTTTTTTTCTATAACTACAGGTTTAATATTTAATATATCAGCAAATTCTTTAATTTGTGTATCATTTAGTAAATCTTTTTTTTGTAATAATGTTTTTAACATAGAATAAATATATAATGGAAAATCATTAGTTTCTTTTATGAGTTTTAAAGTCTCAGCAATATAATAATTTTCATTTTTAGGAACATTAGAATTATCTTCATCTGAATCATTACAATCAAATAAATCAAGAATGTTGTCAAGATCAGCCATTATTTTATATATCTATTATATATATAAATGAAATTAGATTTAAGTAATATAATAAATACTAAGATATTATTAATAGCATTATCATTAACAATATTTTATAAATATGTTACTGATAAAAATATAGAAGAAAATATTATAATAAAAATGTAATATAATTATATATGAAAGAATATTTAAAATATCTTATATCAATATTGATAGGTATAATAATGGGTTGTTTTTTATATAATAAGTTTGATAATGATTTAGTTATAGTAAGTTTAATATAATTAGTTTAATATAATTAGTTTAATATAATTAGTTTAATATAATTAGTTTAATATAATTAGTTTAATATAATTAGTTTAAATAATTAATTTTAAATGAATAATTAATTTATAAAATGGATAATCGTGGTGGAACATCTATAGAAGAATTAATGAGAGGTGGTGGTCAAAATTCTAATATGAATGATGATGATGATGTTATTAATTCTATATTATCAGAGATTAATTCAGATAAAGAACAAATAATGAATAATCAACAACAACAACAACAACAACAACAGCAACAACAACAACAACAACAACAGATTATGCAACAAAGACAAGCACAGCAAGAACAAATGATGCAACAAGAACAAATGATGAAAAAACAAATGGAAATTCAAAGAATGAGAGAACAAGAAAAATTAAAAATGGAAATTAGAGATCAAGAAAATAATAAAAATATATGTGAGAATTCATCATTATTAGAAGAATTTAAAAGTTCTATGATATTTTTTATAATATTCATGTTATTAAATTTAACACAAATAAATGAATTAATATGTGGAGCATTATCTATAGAAAATAATAATATATTTATATTATTGAAAACATTTGTAGCAACGGTAATATTTTTCTTTATTAATAAATTAGTATATAAATATATTTAATGATTCATTACTTGTGCTTTTCCATCAGATATTTGTAAAATATTATAATTAATTGCATATAATACAATATTAGGTCCAACAAGACCTTCTTCAAAATTTAATTTAATAGAACCTATTTGACCTTTATTTGATATACATCCAGATGGTTGAGTATAATTTAATGGTTCAATTGAAAATGGTATCATAGCAATGGAATCTAATTGTCCGGCATCACTACTAAAAGTTAAAGTTGAAATTTCACTATATCCACCAACTATAGCAGGAGTTACTGTAATTAAAACATCAGTTTTTGTTGATACTATTCTTTTATTTGTACCATCATCTTGAAAACCTGTTACCGACATACCTGTTTTAATGTTTCCGAATGCGGCCAGTGTGGAGTCAGATACAGTAAAAGTACTAGTATCATTGAATGTTACAGATGCAGAAAATGGTGCACCTTTTAAATCTCTACCACAACCAGGAAAATATTTATTAATATTTATTTTTGTAAAGATTTCTTTTTTTAATCTATTGACACTTGGATATAAATTATTACCACCTATAGTAATATTTAATTCTGAAAATAGTAGAGACGTTGGGGTATTTGGACTAACACTTATTTTATATTCAGGAATTGTATTAGATGGTTTACCAACTAATAATAAATATTTACATAATTTAAAATTAGATTTTATATCTTGATTATTATTGCTTATATCAACTCTATCAACACTTTCAGTCAGATATGTTAATTGAGATGTTAAAAATCTAGATTTTTCATCTGTATCCAAATGTATTAATTCTTGTATTAAATTACATTCATATTTATATTTAAATGTTACGGCCGTAGGAAGACTATTGCACTTAAAAATTTGATCTTTTGTTTTAAATTTAACATTAAATTGAATACCTCCAGTATTCTTCATAGATAATAATGGTAAGGCCAATCCATAATCTTTCATAAAAGAAAACTCTGGTATAGTATAAAAATATTCCGTTTCAATTTTTTGTTTAGAAGGGTCATTGGCGTGTATTTGTTTCCAATCAGTCTCTTTTGTTTTTACTCCTATGACACCTCCGGATAATGTAGTATAGTTATAATGTGAACCATTTTTACAAGAAATAATTCCATCGGTATCTATATTTAAACAGGGTGCTTGTGTGCAAGTACTGTTTGATGTTAATGACATTTGATTTAATAATTCACCTTTGACTTCTTGGAAAAGTCCGCCTGATTTAAATATTGATCTATTATTGTCTATAGTAATAGATAATGATTCAGGATCATCATCTTTAATAAAGTTTGAGCCTAAATTAGGGAAAATAGTTATATTTTTTGTCGGAGTGTCAACCTCATCGACTGGCAAAGTCCTAATTATATATATTTTATTTTCTAAATATAGTTTTGATAATAAATCATCAGTTCCAGGACTAATTACTTTTGATCCTTTATCAGTTGAATCACCATCAGTTGATACATCGGCCTCAATAAGAATATCAGTTCTTAAATATTTACAAAAATTAGTATGTTTTCTATATACAGATTTAAAAAAAGTTATATCTGGATTATTTAAGAAATATGTTCTCTCAAAGTTATCAGTTTTATTAATTAAACTAATAGTACCTATATTCGACATAATATATATTATATTATAAAAAAAAGATTAATCAAACACGTAAGCAATTCTATCATTATTTATAGATAATAAATAATAAGATAATACATATATTTTTATATTATACGGTACATTATTATTACCATTATCTATAAATAAATGAATAGTATTAGCATTAGGACTAATACATCCAGAAGGATTATCTGAATTTTTTAATGAAAAATCTATCAAAGCAATATTATTATTAATTAATATATTATCTTGTATATCACTATAAATACAACCTTTAAATCTATTTAAAATTTCAACCTTTGAAAAAAATTCATGATTAAAATTATCAGAAAATATCTGTTGACCATTTATATTTATTTTATATTTCAATTTATTATATTTTATGTCGACGTCCGTTTGATTATATAAGTAAATAGATTTAATAGGATGATTGGGATTTAAATGACTAATATTAATAGTAGTTTCCGCCCCTATGAATGAAGAGCCATTATTTAATACATTTACTCTTTCATATAAATATTCTTGTTTAGAGTTAACAAATCTTATTTTTTCTTCATCTGATAAAAATATATATTTTGAAATAATTGAATATTTAAATAACCCAATTATATTATTATGTATATCTACGCCACCCGCAAATCTAAATTCCTCTTCAGCAGCGTTTGTTGTTGATAATATTATTTGTAAATGTTTATTAGTTGTATTCAGAGCACATAATGGTATTGCATTGCCTATAGATTTACAAAAAGCAAAAGGTAATGGTATTATAGCATTCATTTTTGTTATAGGTAATCTTATCTTATTATTATTTATAACACCACCACACAATGCCATATTTTGATAATTATTTCCATTATCACAAGTTAATGTTCCTTCTTTTATATTATAATTAGAATTTAATAATTTAGGATTATTTAACATAGCATTAAAGTTAATATAATCTTTATCTAATTTATCTAATTCAATATTTGGTCCAACCATTTTTAGTAAAATATTATCAATTAAAAATAATGATATATCATTAGGCCAGAGTGTGGTATGCTGTGTCGTCTCTTCAATTGAAACTTTTAATGAAATGTCACATAATAAATCACCAAAATTAGTTAAATCAATATTAATATTATCACTATTACTAAAAGTATTATCTGATGGAGAATCTTCTTTATAAGCTATAATAAATTTAGTATGTTTTCTGTAAACACTTTTAAAATATGTTATACTAGGATTAGAAACAAATGTAACATTCTCATTATTTTTAAGAATAACACTTGATGATGTTGACATATATATACTTATAATTTATTTTATTTGTTTAACTATAACTAAAAATATGAAATACCTGCTTGTCCATTTACAAATCTTAAAATATTATAATTAATTGCATAAACATTGACTCGTTTATATTTAGTACCACTGGGACCGAAACTACAACTACCTCTTTCAATTTTAATATCATCAATATTAGAAAAATTACATGTTCCACTTGGTGATGAATCAGTAGGATTCAAAGCAAATGAATAAACTGCTATACTATCAGGTACTGATACGGATCCACTTTTATGATATTTATAAACATTTTCTCTAGTAAAATATTGTAATGGTCTTGCTTGACATCTATCAGTAGAATTAAATTTTAATTTATATGTTACATAATCTAAACAATCAGGGGTAGATGGTCCTAGTAATCCTTGAACAAATTTACCATTACCCCAAGTGGACCATTCTGTATGTATTTCACTGGTGATCAGTGCGGGGTTTTTTACGGCCGAAGCTGAAAGTTCACCATTTACATTATTAATATGAATAAAACTTTTATTACCAAAAGCTTTGCTGCGGTGATTCGGGCTTTCAATATTAATACCACCACCATATAAACAATTATCAGTTGTACTACCATATACCCATCGCACACCAGAACTATGTGCATATGTTCCATCATTTAAATTATTTATTTGAGGTGTATTAGTAGCATCAATGATTGAATTTTTTAAATAAGGTTGACCAGTCCATATTAATTCTTTTACAGGATGTTGAAATGAAGAAATATCAATATCTTTTAATGTTTGTCCATTTTCATAATGAAATTGTAATTGTTCTATAAGATATTCATGTGAACTTTGAGCAAACCTTTTTCTTTCCATATTGTCCAAATATATATAAGTGACTGATAGATCAATATCAAAATTAAATTTATTATCTGTATTATTTAATATACCTTTTACACCATCATTACTTATCTTATATGCATTAACTATATCATTTTTATTATTTATATTTTGATCATATGTAATAAATTTATTATTGGTATCTAATAGTGTATTATCATTGGATATAGCTTTTGTCCAATCGGCATCGCCTGTACCAGCAAATTGCATCAATATTTCAACATCAGCACTTTTATGTAAAGCACATAGAGGTATTGCCATACCTGGAGATTTACAATACCAAAAATTTAATGGAACTGTACAATCACCTAATATATCTCCTTTATTTACAGATTCAGTTATTTGAGAAGCATTTAATAAATTTGCTGATCTGGGTTGGTCAATTTTACCATCATCATCTATCATAGTGAACTCAGCAACGTAAATCGTACTTGTGGTGATACTGTCTAATGTAGCAGTTGGGGACAAGTCGGTAAATGATATGATATTTTCATTAATGTTATTAACAGTAAATGTTTTTTCTGTATTAAATATATTAATATTCGCATCCGCCGCTTTAGAAAATAATACTGCTTTATATTTCTTACCTTTAATAAATTGATTTAAACCTTTTTTAATATTATATGTAAAATTATCCGCCGCTGATGTAACTGTTCCTTGTTTAGTTATAACAGCTCTAAATCTATGTCTGTTCATACCTGAAACATGACCAGATGATTCAGGTCTATTATTAATAGAAGCAACATAATTATAATTAGCACTATATCCTGAACTTTCCCCTGTCCCTGTACTCGGATCACTATGTATTACTGGATCATTTTCATCTTTATGTTGATTTTGTAAATATGAAGGAGAACAATATGTACCACCACATTTACTCATTTTTTGAAAATGTGTAGGTGGATATCCTAATCCATGTCCCATAATATTTGTAGGTTTAGACAAAGCATTATCAAAATAACTGGTATCTGATCTATTATTATTAATCATAGATTTATGAGTTGCTTGAACTGCTAAATCAGCATTATGTGCTATATGATATAATGAAGAATCTTCTATTCTACCTAAATTAGTAATAGTTGAATTTGGATTTTCAGAATTGAGTTCATGATATACCTCTAAATAATGACCATATGTCTTATCTATTTCTCTTGAATTAATAACAAAAGAAATATTATCTATAACAGCAGTAGAAATATTTGCTATACCATTTCCACAATAAACTTTATTACCTCTAATTATATAATTTGTTCCATATAATAAATCACCAGTACCAATAGGAATTTTAAGTGGATATTTATGACCTGTTAATGGTTTTGATATTGTATCAACAACCATATCTTCCATTGAGAAATTTGTATGTTTTCTATAAACACTTTTAAAAAAAGTAATGGATGGATTACCAGTAATGGAAGCGTCAATATCACCTCTTGCTACAAGTTGTATCTGAGACATTCTATATAATATATATAAATATTATTTTAATTATTAATTAACTTGTTTATTAAATTATCATATCCCAATGGGATAATTTATATTAAATTATCATATCCCCAATGGGATAATTTATATTAAATTATCATATTCATCAATATTTATTAAAACTTGATCATTCTTAGATTTTAATATAGGTGGTATATCATATTTATTTAATTTACCATATTTTAATAAATATAAGGAACATACTAATGGCGATATAGTTATTCCATTAATACAATATACATAAATATTATTCAATTCAATATTATTATGAATATTTTCTATAATTTTATCTATAACATTTTTCATAGAATATATATTATATGATGATAATGGTACATTAATATATGAAACATTTTTATCAATTTTATAATTACAATCAGTTAAATTAATAATAATATTAATATCATTATCAGTAAAAAAATTAGGATTTTTTAATGAATCAATATCTCCAAACCATAAACCGGAAATAATTTCTGTTGGCATATTAAATTATTATAAAAAAATTTATTTATTTATTTTAATTTTTTTGTTTTTTGTTTTTTGTTTTTTTGTTTTTTGTTTTTTGTTTTTTTTTTCGCATTTTAATTTATTTATATGTTTATTTAATTCTTTTTTATCACAATTACCTTTTGAAAATATAAATATTTGTTCATTAACAGTCCTATGTGTAGTTATTCCCACATTAGATCCCTTCATTTTTAATTTTGTTATATAATTAAATCCTACTTCTTTTGTTATTTTATTCATGTCTTTTTCTAGATCAACATAGTTACCTTTATCATTATATCCTGAAATTATATACATCATAAATCTATTATTTTTTAAACATTCATAACATAATTTCATTGTAGCTTTCCAATATTTTTCTAACCATTCTTGATAACTTTTATATCTGTTTGTAGATTGTTCATTACCATTATATAATTCTAATTCATAATATGGAGGAGAAAAAAACACAAAATCTATATCTGATTTATATTTACTCATGAATTTATTATCAATATATAAATCTTCACTTGGTTTACAATATATATCACATAAAGTATTATTTTGTTTACATATTTTTCTAGTATTATCACATACCTTTTTTATTACATCAATACCTATATAAGTATTTAAATGTTCATTATGTAACATACCCAGCAAATATGAACTCCATCCAAGTGTAGGTGTTAACACTTTAAAATTATAATCATATAACTTGGAGAGAGAATATGGAACAATTGGGTTCATAATAGACGCCTTGAAGTAAAATCCTGATAATATGGATGATAATTTATTATTCTCTATCATTGATATTCCAGATGGAGTAAGTAATTTATAATCCAATATGTGATATTTAAATAAGTCTATTAATACTTCTAAATATGACCTCAAATTTGGTTGAGAAGTTCCAGTATCCTGTAATATTTCTTTATAATATAAATTCCTTACGACATTTTTATTTTCTGTAAATTTATTATTATCTACACATAATGAAAAATTAACATCTTTGATTAATAGATTTCGATTAAAAAAATTGATTAAGTATATATTTTTACCTGTTATTAATATTTTATATAATATTTTAAAAAAATTTTCAGATATTTTTTTATCTAAATCTTTTACTAATAATATAGTCCCATTACCTTTTTTAATTTTTAAATTATTTTTAAAATAATTATATGTAACAGGTTTAGATTTAAATAAACTTAACCATTTATTTAGTGTAAGAAACATATATAATATTATAATAAAAAAAAGTTGTTTTTTTGTTTTTTTTGTTTTTTTTGTTTTTTTTGTTTTTTTTGTTTTTTTTGTTTTTTGTTTTTTGCTTTTTGTTTTTTGTTTTTTGTTTTTTTGTTTTTTGTTTTTTTGTATATATAAATACTTACCAAGAGATTGAGCTATATCTGTAATATGATTTACCAGGATTTTCATTCCATTTGCCGATTTGGGCAAATTCAATATCTATATTGAATTCACCATTTAATTTTGATTTAACATCATTTATCATTTCTCTTGTGAAAACATTTTTATAGAGACGAATACCTTTGTATGATTTGTCTGTGTCGCACCATAGTGAAGAAATTTCTTTTTGTGCTAGAGGGTTCTGCTGAGAACGAATGATAGCTTCACGGAGATGATGATGAAGTTCTACTTCACTAGTAGATGTTTCTTGAGGAAATCTGATAACCTGTCCTCCATTTACATTGGGTATTTTCTTACCAGTTTCAGTAGTAACAACATGTGCAGGATTGTAGTTACATTTTTTGTGGGTATTATTCATTCCCATATATCTTTTCCATAAAGTGTCGCTCATATCCTTATCAGGCGCAAAACCTATGAAGTAGACATCTCCATGTGTGGATTTGTTATAAAGGACGGTGAATGGGACTACCTCTGTAGTTTCATGGTCACATACAACATTTGTAAACCAATCAGTACAACGCTCTCTTTTTTTGATAGCACGATCAAGATTAACAGCGGTACCACGATTCTTGTACGATTCAGAGTGAAGGTCACGATTACTGATACGACCTTCATGTTTAGGATTATTTAATTCATCTAAGATAAATTGTTGATCAGGGTTACTTTCAAGAAGTTCAGGATGATCGGAGAATAGATTTAGAATATCCTCATGAGTTATTTCACGAGTATCAAAATCAACACCTAGAATCGAATAATGAAACTTTATAGGTATCATCTTTCTCCAATAACCACCTGATTTATCTTTTATGGTGTCATGCAATGTGTGTTTATTGCCACCACCAGACTTAACATTTAGAGCTGGACGAATCTTTGCAAAGGATGCCATACATTCTGCATCAGAAAGATTAACTGCCTCAGCATAATTCTCAATTTCCTCTTTTCTCTTAGAAGACACGTATATATCTACATCAAGATTTGCATCATGACCACACACACGGCCAAGAAGACCCTGTAGAAGAGTATCTATCTGAGGAGAAGAACTCTGTTCATAGACAAAACCTATATGAGTTTTATCTAAAACTTGACCCATACGAAATGCACCACATATATGGACAAGAGTTGTCTTGGTAGGTGGTTCTGGATCAGAGAGGAATTCAAGAGGATTGATCTTATTACCATCATCATCATAGACTTTTAAAGCATCACCGTGAATTCCCTTATATTCCGAACCAGTAACTTTGGCTATTTGTCTAACAAGGGGTTCATCCAGAGTTGCTTGTTTAGTGCGAACAAGACAATACTTTCTGGAGTACTTTTTAAGTTGAAGAATGGAACAAAGGTGAACACCTTGAGTCTTCTCTGTAACTGGCTTGGAAGTGAACTTGATGCGTCCATTCTCTAGGAATTTAGCAACACCAGTATAGGTAGAACCAGGTTCCATTATAAAGACATTCTTTGCAGTGAGTTTAACACCTTCATGAATATCCATCCCAATAGACACTTTCTGATTCTCTACACACTCCGAAAATGAAGTGGCAGATACAGACAGAACCCTGATATTTCTATCAATGAGGACAGAGAATTCTCCATAAAGACAAGATGTCAATCCATTCGCTTTCCAAAATTCTTTGAATGGGATATTGGATTTGCTCTGAGCAGTGTGAGATTCGTCGTTGATGATAAGACAACTATCACTAATCTTAGCACTCTTGAGTTCTTGATTCCAGTAAACTTTGATTGACCTTTCAAGACGCTTTCCTTTCGAGTGACTCAAATTCTTCTCCTCACAAAATGCGTCGATGGCCGCCTGTAGTCCTTCTTTTGTCTGTTCACGAAGTGCTGTATCACGGCTACCGCAGATGATGAAGACTGACTCGAAGAATCCTCGATGGACGGACTCGAGTGCCAGACGATAGTAGGTACCGGACTTTCCACTTTGCATCTGAGCAAGCAAAATACCATATAGTTCACCCTCACCCGATGTAAATCTAGACAAGATGCGTTCAGACATCTCGATCTGTTGATCATAGAAAGTGTATGAATCAGACATCAGGACTGTGATGAATTCGCAAAGTTCTTGTGCGATTTGATTGATTGATTGACTTGAAGTGTATAGCAATTCGCAAGTCAATATGTATTGTAAAAAAAAATAAAAAACATTTCAAATTTTTTCAATGAATAAAAAACAATAAAAAAATATTATTTATTTATTTATAAATTAAATCTTAAAATATATTTCTTTTCCCTCTTTTAATTGAATACTCATATCTAATGAATATCTATTTAATTTTACCATTTTTATAATTTCTATCATAGTTAAATTTGCATCTTTTCCTTGAATAGACATTTTTAAATCTTTATTCCAATCATAACCATTTAAACTTTTTTCATCAGTTAATTTAATATTAAATGTTGTATGTTGTAATAACTTTTGTGCTGGCATAGTTTTCCATATATCTTTTAATATTGTCCTGTAAAACCTTTTTTGATTAGATATAATATTTTCATTATTTTTAACAGTACATTCATTTATTTTAGATGATGTTAAAGATAATTTATTAAATTCTTCTTCATCTATATATATTTTTCTAAGAGTCAATATTAATTCATCATCAATA